GATGCGTCTAAATTAATTGTTCCGGATGTGTCGGTAATTGCCGTTTCACCACCGTACAATTCGTCAAAATTGTCGTTACAAATATCAAAACTCGCCCGTATGGTTGAACCGGTTCCGTCGTTTGGCGACGATCCAATATTTATGGTTTGTTTACTCATTTTTTATTGATTTAATATTGTGTTGCGTCTGCTTTATATTGTGTCGAATCCGCTTTTATTTCATCGGTGTCGGCTGAAAATTTCGAACCGTCTGCATCGAATGGATATATAATACCCCATCCACTTGATTCGTTTGCATTTCCAAACCACGAAACCTTGTAAATTGCGCCGAAACTCATATTATAATAATTATTTTTTTTGTTTTTTGTTATATATCAATTTCACAAACGATTGTAATTTTTGAACGTTTTGTGGTTTTGGTTTGTACGTTTTTATAATACCCATCCTTCGTATGATTGGCCATGCAATGGTGAAATATCTTCGTTTGTATTCGTGTAATATTCCGGGAATTTTGACGGTGCTTCGTGTGTCAAATAATCTGTCAACCGGTCAATGTAAAATTGCATGATGTCGCGTTCTTTTTCAACCAAATAATCAATTTCATTTTTAGACGCCGTGTCGCCGTTTTCTGTCGAATGTTTATAAATACCCTTGTTGCCAATCGTAAAGGCCGCAAACGGCAAATATTGCACCATGGCGGCGTGTATTAATACCGGTTTGATGTACGTCAATGTCAACGTTTCGTAATTACCCGTCAATTGTGAATTTTCAATATCCGTTTGAATTTTTTCATACAAATCAGTTCCAAGGATTGGTTGTAATGTGATTTCTTGTGCAATTAATATATACTGTAAAAATTTGTCGGTATCAACACCGCCATTCAAACTTGTGTGACGAACCAAATCGTCGCGTTTTATAAATAATCCCGTTGCCATTATCTTTTATAATTTGGGTGATGTCCACGATCGTCACGCGTGATATTTGCTTCCGTCACTTCTTTGGGGTTTTTTGGTAGCTTAAAACCTTCGCGTACTGCTTGACTAACATTTACGAATTTGGTTCCGTCCAATGCCGAACCACCCCATTCGGTTCCGTCCTTCTTTAATCGTTTTTTGTATATACGACGTTCAAATCTGTGATAACAATTCACCCCGCCTTGCCATTTGAAAATGGAATAATTGCGTCCTTTGTGGCCGTGTTTCTTATTTACTCCACGTGCCGACATTTGTCCAATATCTTCTTTTCGATACAACTTGCCGTTTTTCATCATTTGAACACAAAATGGACGTGATTCGCCTTCTTGTTTTTTTCGTGTTCCTTTGACGTATTTATATCGCACCTTGTATCGTTTGTCGTCTTGACTTGAATCGTCTGTCGCCGATAAATGTAATCCGTTCAAATACCCTTCAACGTCGAAATCTTCAGGTTCGTCGTCGGTGTCGTCAACTGCAATCAATTCGTATTCAACCAAATTTTCATCTTCGCCCAAATCTTTAATCATTTCCCATAATTCCGCACCTTCTTCGTCCGATAAAAACGGCCGTTCGTCTTTGGATAATTTGACGCCGGTTTCTTCTTCGCGTGCTTCGTCGGTGATTGCGTTTTTTGTGTCAATGAAATCCAACGGTTGCAATGTCTTAAAATATAATTTCAATGAAATATCATTGACCGCCAATATTTCGTCAATGGCTTCAACCATTAAATCTTGATATGGTTTTATTGTGACGTTGTTGAACAACTTTGTTGCGGTTTCAATTTCGTCCGCATTTGACCCCAAACCGTTGTTTTCTGTTCGAATACCCAACAACAAAGGTGATGTCACACGATGAGCCACAATCAATTTATTTTGACACTCACGTGATAAATATTCATAATGGCTTGGCGCGTCGGATAATGACACGTCATCAATTGTTGTTTTTGATTCGGCGTTGTTATTGAATGAAACAATTACTTTTTCACCACGTGATCCCGTTAATTTACGCATCACGTCGTTTTTGATTTGTAATTGTTGTTCCATTGATGGAATGCCGTTTGAAAAGTTTACCACCTTCGACCCGGAAAAACCATTCAATACGTCGTTTATTAAATACGTTGATATTTCTGATTCCAATTCAGCGTATGCCGTGTCGTAATCTTGGGGTGCGTAATAATCAAACCCGGACACATATCGTTTGACGATTTTGATTTCCGGTTCTTTTCCGTTACCGCAACCAAACGCCGCAATTCTTTTTGGTTCATCGGTTGGTTTGGCTTCTTTCCATTTTGGGTGATAATAATACGCTTCGATTTTACCTTCGTCGTTCATCTTTTCCGCACGCAATGTTTGTCGTGGGAAATGTTCCGCCCGTATTACTTTTCCGTTTTGATATATAATTTGAAACGACGCTTCGCCCAACATCTTCAAATCTAATATTGATTTGCGTAAACACGACGCATGAAATATCGATTTCATTGCCGCATATTGATCTGGCTTCGATGACGAATCCAATGCGTCGATACCCTTACCGTACACCATATTTTGAATCCCTTCAATGATTGCCCGGTTGGTTGTCGAATTAATAAAAAGATTTATTAAATGGTCGTAAAACGCGTTGTCGTCACCATACGCGACGAAATCTTTTCGTTTATCTTCGGTGATTGTCGGTTTTACATACGACGATAAATTAATTATGTGTTGACTCATATTGTGATGAATTCATTTGTTGATGACGTCGTTGTGAAATACCCGTCATTTACTGAATACGATGTGACCGTCTGATTCGTGCAAAATATTTTGTCGCGATATATCACATCCGAATCCGAATTACTAATCTTTAATGTGTACGTGACATTTTCTTTCAAATCGAATGTGGCCGAAAATTCTTTGTAATATAGATTTTCCGTCACCGTTGTCACGTCTTGATCGTAAATGTCGTCGTTTGTCATTTCGTTGGTGATTTTAATATTGTATGTCGCACCCGATGTCCATTCCCTTGGAATGAATTTAATCGTTTGTGACGAATTTGATTTTTGTAAAACAATCATATTATAATAATAAAAAACACCTCGTTTTGTTAAAATAAAAAAGGGGACAAAATGCCCCCTTCTTCAAAAAACAAATTACAATTATTATGAATTCGTTCCGCTTGTAACGGTAACCGTTCCCGTTAATCCAATAAAATCCGTCGCGCTGAATGGGAAATCGTCGTCGATTGTATCGGAATCCATGAAATTCGCCGCTTCACGTTCTTGTGCGCTGAATGTCAATGTGTATCCGCTTAAATCACCCATTGCCGCACCGGTGACAATTGTTCCACCGGTAACATCACAACCGTGTTCCGTTCCCATCATGAAAACGTTTCCGTTGTAATCTTCAACGGCGATATGTGGTCGCCCGGATGCCAATAATTTGATTTCTTTGTTATCTTCTTTTGACAATTTTGTCAATGTCAAATTCAATGTTTGTTCAAAAAATGTCGTTCCGTTTTCACGTGACGATGTGATATTTTGTTCGAACGATGAATTTCCTTTTAATTCGTATTTGTAAGCGGTCAAACCATTTGACGAATCACCCGTCAAATTTGTGATTTCTTCGTCGGTTTTTGTAACCGTACCCAAACCACCAAAATCAACAAAGTAAACGTTTTTCAATCCGCCTACTACGTCGGCGCATGGTACCGCCCGTCCGCGTGTTAGTGTGCAAGCCATATTTTATTTTTTTAATGAAAAAAGGGCGGGTGAACCGTTTGGATCGCCCACCCTTTAATCGTTGTTTAATTACTTATTAGTTATTTGAATTTGCAATTCCGTATGAAACAACATCTTCAATCACTCCGATTTGCGCACCCGCGCTGAATCGCATTACAACACGAACGTTGTCATCACCTAATGTTTCAGATGTGTCAATCAAACGAACTTCGTTGTGGTCTGCTAATAAACCGGTTCCAAAGAATAAATTGGATTTGGTTGTTGCGATTGCGTCATTGTCGGCCAATCCATTTGCAACGAACATTTTCACGCCGTCGAAAGATAAACCGCCATTTTGCCACCACATTGTTCCTTGACCATTGATACCATTTGCACCGATTGACGCACCACCAACGTTTTCAGTACCGGCCGCATTTTCAATCGTTTTGCTTGCAAAGCCGCCTAATGCGCGCACGTATGCCCGTGCAATGTTTTGTGAAACATAGATGTATAAATCTTCTTCACCATACAATGTTGATGGCAACGCATCAATGATTTTACCCATTTCTGTGATTACGTTGTCCGATGTAACTGTTGTTCCGGCAATTTCTTGATCGGATGGTAAATTCGCATCGTCTGCAACCAATTTTGTGAAACCGTTGAATTGTCCACTTGTTGCGGTGTTACCCGTCCAAAGTGAACGTTCCGTACGGTCTGCAACCTTCGCGGCAACGTATGAAATCAAATAATCTGAAAACGTTTTTGGCAAATCGTGGTGCGAACTGAATCCCATCTCAATTGCGTGCCAATCGTTTACGAAATCTTTTTTACATAAACTTAAATTGACTTGGAATAATTCCGGGGTCAATATTCTTTCAGAAATTGTTACCGTTGACGTATCCGAAAAATCACACGATGCGTCTTTTACGATGCCGTCGGTGCTTAATTTTTTGATAACTTCTTTTGATTTGATGTTCGGTTTTACCGTCACACCGCCATTGGCGATTGTTGACCCACTCAATAAAGCGGGGGAAATGTATTGACCGGCGTGTTCACCGGC